GGCCGTTGGCCCTCCGCGGATTTGGAAGCAGAAGCCTCCTATCCGAGTTGCAATTAGTGATGCGTCGTGTTACTAAGCACTTGGGTAAGTGGTGTCCACCCCTCCAGCCATTAGAGATAGACTGGGCTTATCTTCATAAGCAGGGTAGATTAGGGAGTGATCTCTAATAAAAGCGAACTAAGATGTAGACCGTACTCTTAGGATGAAGATCCCGAAGTAGGCGTGAGTCTATTAGGGCCAGACGGTCGGGTGACCGATAATGTTGCTTGGTTTCATAGGAAGCTAAGAAGCTGGCTAAGCCAGTTGTGGGTCACAACCCTAGGCATAACAACCGCTGACCTAGTCCCGAAGGTATAGGCAGTGGGTTGACCGTTACTCGAAAGAGAACTAAGTATCCATCGGATCTCTGTCTCTAATGAGAGTATCAACATTGTTGCATGCGTGAAAGGGAAAAAGGTAAGAAATTACCGGGGTCCTGGAAGCGTATGTTAATCGATATTGACAACTCTAAGTTAAGTCAAGCCTGCTAAGGCGACCTGCGGCTCACCCCTCCTAGGAGGGAATGAGAAACCGAAAAATCCTTCAATCATCTTACAAAACAATGAGAAACACAATAAGTATTTATCAACGTCTAGTAAGACGATCGTTAGATTGGTCCCTCGGTGTAAAAGCCGAGGCAAAACTGGCGGGCATGATCCTACGGATCGTCCCGTTAGTCTTTGGTGCCCTAACAGTTGGCCGAATTAAAGTTGCCTGGGGATTTGCTCGTTTTGCAGCAAGAATGTACAAAAGAGCCGGAGCCCGGGGCTTAGCTGTCTATCTCAAAGCCTGTTACTTGCTTACGCAGCAACTAGCAGGAGGGATGAGAGCAGCTTCACCTTGGGAGCTCGGCTGTAATGTTTCTCGTACTCGACGTGGGGTTCCACGGATCATAAACTCTGCTCAGCGGAAGTTAATACTTTCGGGTGATGTAGACGTTATTAGATTTTGGCTTACTTGTTTCGGTTTATACCGAGTAATACCATTCCAAGGAAGGCTAAAGTTGAAAACGATTACTGATCCTGGGAAAGATCTCCGACCTTTCCTTATGGAGTGGAGAATATGGGTCCCCACGTTCCTGGATCTAGCGGCTAGGGTAACGAAGTTATCTTGGAAGTTAGAACTTGGGAGAGACCTACGAGTGTTAGAATTGCCAGTGATCCTGAAGTCGGCACCCAACTCTGGGGGTCATTCTTCGTTGATCGGTTTACCTTTAGATGCATTAGCATTTTGGGTAGACGGACCGATGAGAGCGATCCTCCTAGGATGGTTGAAGGCAACGGAATCATTGACATTCCACTCGTCGATGCAATCGATCTTTACCGTGATCAACGGTATTGCTGAGGTTTGGTTGAGACGGAACCCAAATAAAAGGAAACTTTCACCGATCGCTTTCCTCCTGACGAGCCCCGCTCAACAGGATCGAAATAGATTTGTGGAAGAGACCTGGGGGAAACCCCTTTATTTTGGCCGTTTAGGCTTCAAACAAGAACCAGGTAAGATACGAGTCTTTGCTATGGTGAATCTGATTACTCAGACCCTCATGCGACCGTTACATGAGTGGATATTCGCTAGATTGCGGCGTATTCCAACCGATGGGACTTTTAACCAGACTGCTCCGGTGGAGCGGCTAATTAAGAGTTTCAAAGGAAACGAATTTGTTGCGTCTTACGACTTATCGGCGGCCACAGATCGTTTACCTGTAGTGATACAGATAATGATTTTGGAACCGTTATTGGGTAAATGGATGGCGCGAGCATGGGCCTACTTATTAGTAGGGAGACCATATGGGTTGCCTAAAATTTCAAGAAGTTGGAATTTAGGTTTCTCACAGGTTTCCTATACGGTAGGACAGCCCATGGGAGCGTTGTCAAGTTGGGCGATGCTTGCCTTGACTCACCATGCCATTGTGCAATATGCAGCAAGACTTGCACACCCCACCAATCGAGATTGGTTTATGGGATATGCTCTCCTCGGAGACGATATTGTCATAACTGACAAAGCCGTCGCTGAGAAGTACCTCGTCCTGATGGACACACTCGGAGTTGAGATCGGACTCGCCAAGTCCCTTCTTTCGAAGAGTGGGAGTCTAGAGTTCGCTAAGCGAACCTGGATTCGAGGACGGTCAGCAACGCCTTTCTCCTTAGCTGAACTGTCAGTCGCGGTAGCATCGCTAGCCGCGCTTGAAGAGCTCTGGAGGAAGGCGGCGCTATTCGGAGAGATCCGGGTGGCGGCCGTAGCGCGCTTCTTGGGCTTCGGTTATAAGAACTTAGGCCAACTACCAGTTGGTCTGCGTTTAAATAATCGTCTCAGTAGACTACTGGTGTACTTACACCGACCAGGCGGATTGTTCCCAATGTCTTTTGAGACATGGGTCCTCTCCGATGGCCCTGGTAGGGTAAGAGGTCTCGACTTTTATCAAGAACGGGCTGTTGCTCGTTCTCTAGTCGGGACCCTAGCTGCTCTTCTTAAGAAGACGCTGGATAAGATTGAGAGAGAGATCAACAAGACCTTTAACCTCCAGTATACTCAGCTCACTTTCGTAAAGAAGGTGAGAGGAGAGCTGGGGGGGCGAGTTCGAGAAGATCGAAGACAAAAGACCAACCGGTCTCGAGTCTGGGGTCCATCCTTTTTTGATAAAGTCCTTCAGTGGCCATATTTTGGTCACCAATGGGATGAATTCTTTAAAGAATGGGTTCTCACACCTTATCTGGCGCCGATCTCTAGGAGATACAGCAAGCTAAGGATTCGTCTACGAGGATTCAGCCCTGAGTCAATCTCTGGGTTCAACGGTCTGGAACAGACCTGGCGTTGGATTAATGATGTAGAGGATGGGCTGAAAGCCTTACCTCAACACATCGATTTAGTTTCGCGTCAAGACGACGCTAAGCTAACTCCATCGACGATTATTCGTCTTTGGATGAAACTCCGGCGCCAGGCCCGCAAGGCCAAAGGCCCTAAATAGACCAACTGTTCCGTAGAGATACGGTGCGAAGCTACGGTAGTCATTACACTGTAGTTAGTAAGTCACTAAAGTTTGTCGACCCTCTCGAAAGAGATTGGAAGACGCACAAATAGATCGTGTTACTAAGCAC